CCATGTCATAAACATACAAGTCTTCATGGAATCTAGTATACTCAGCGAAGTAGTCAAGCACATCTTCAATTGTAGGTAAAAGTTCTAACTGTTGGTCATCATATGCGTTCTGGATTCTAATCTCATATTTAAATGTAACCATAGTTAGGTCAGCCTTAGGATTGTCGGGGTCAATCGGAGGTTGCATCGGGGGTGTAGCCTCTTCAACAACAGTTTCAAAAATATCATCATACTCCACGGTATGCTCGTCTATGAAGTAAATAAATATCTGCATACATACAAATACTATCAAACCAAACAGTAAACCTACCCCCAATGCTTTTATTAAATCTTTTTTATTCATCTTCGTCTATTTGTTTTTGGTAGAAGTCTTTAGTCCACCCATCGTTGTAGGGACTGTTAGCTTCTATTTGTTGTTTAAGTTTCTCGTTTCTCTTTTTTTTTTCTTCCATCCTGCGGATATGCTTATCCCAGATTCCCTCTTCTATTTGTTCCTCATCATCCTCATGATAAGGGGTGAAGGCTTGAGTCAATCTACGTATCCTTTCCTGTTCCCGCAAGTTCATATATACCTGCACTGGAAATTTTAAGAATGAATCAATCATGGTTGCGACACCTATGAACACAGCAAGTAAGACACCAACTGTCAAAGCTGCAACAATAGAAATAAAAATATGAATTACCTTAATATAAGTAGACATTATTTAAATAATAAACTCGTTAGTATTATAAATGCAAAAATAAAAAATAACAAATAAATAAAAGCTTCTAGTCTGGACATGTCGATTTAGTGTGAATTCTTCGACATGTATTACAGTTATGTCGTCACTCTCGACACATGCTCATCGGGAAAATATTTTTCCAAACACGCAAGCTTATCATCTGCATCAACCAAAAGCTCCAAAGCTTCGTTGGCATTCTTCCAGTAATCCTCTGTAGAGTGGTCTCCGATACCTGCGGGGTGATCCACAAGCAGGTCTAAAGAAAGAAGGGCTTTCTTTTGTTCTGCGATGGCTTGAGATCGCAGCATTTCATATAACTGTTGTTTCATTTTTTTTCTTTCTGTTTGCGCTCAATGTAGCGTTCTTGTTCTGAATTAATACCCATACAACGGCAAATAAATAATACAAACGCTATCCAGGCGATGACAATAAATATCCATAGTAGCATGGACTTCGATTATATACAGTATTTAGAGGCAGTCAAGAGAATTTTTCAAGAATTCTGAAAAAAGTGTAATTAAGATAGTATGCCACTAGATTTATTAGGAGAAATTCATTCAAGCAACGCTTCGGGTTCAGGGGATTGGGCTAGTTTTAGGAGTGAGGTTACGGGCATGTATATTTTAAGCGGTGGATACCCAAGTGGATCATCAGAGTGGTATTCCCAACATTTAATAAGGGAATATAATAGAAATATTAATTCTCGCTACGAAGCATGGACTGGAGCATCACCTGTAACCACAGGATTATTTATTGATCCGTATAATGCAGGATACAGCTATCAAGGAACAGGGGATTTTAGAGATTACCCTTAAACTTTGTCCATGGGTATTTCATATTCCGAGTAAGGCAAAAACCAATGCTCGCAATCCTTTAATACATCTTTCAATAAGACCATAGACATCATATCTTTTCTACCTTTGCGTCGATACCCTTTATATAGACACTGATCTACCTTATCGACAGTCTCTCTTAGATTGCATTTTTGTTTTGCAAGGTTATATAAATCAACGTTTTTAGCATGGAGAAAGAATGCTCCGAAATCAAAAGCTATCCAAAGAGGTGTTCCATTTTCATTACACCAACCTGTTTTTCCATTAACATTAAGGAACTCTAAAAGAATTTTACCCTCTCTGGTTGAATTTTTTAATCCTTTTAAATCAACAGTCTCTCCGTTTACAACAAAGTCTACATGCCCAATATCTTGAGTTTTACCAGTCTTTTTAATTGTTAGACCAGCAGATAAACAAGAATGATGGTAACGCTTAGTGGACTCGTCCATGAGCTTCTTTGTGTGAGCTACATGGCTTAATCCTGAGAGACCTTTAGCTTTATCTGAGATCATATGAGTATATGATACTCCAACGCACGATTTGTTCAAGTATATAGAGCAAAAACCCCCACCCACAGGATGGAGGTGCCTAGAGTTTAGTCCTTAGACTAACCCGTAGACTTACTTCTGCTTGGCTTTCCCAATGTTTAAAGCTGCCCAATCAATAACTTTGTAAATCTTGGACAGGAAAGTCCCCTCTTTGGGGGTGGGTGTTGCGGCGGCGATAGCAGAAGCAAAAGCAATTGCGGCTGTCACAACTCCAAACCAAGGGTTATCCTGAACTAGTTGTAGAATAGTATCCATATCTTTATTTACACATTAATCGGGCTGAACGAAACCCGAGTTTCTCATTTTTTTCCAAAAAACTTTATCTGCCCACTGTTCGTGAAATCTCTCTTTATTAACTTGTTTCCAACGTTCATGGGAATCTTTTGTTATTTGCATAGCTACGTTGCGAGATCTCCAGTCCCCCACTTTAGTCTCAGAATCCCTATCTATTTTGTAAATCTTGAAAAATTGACGGTATATTTTAAGATGAGCAGACTCAATATCATAAACTGTTTTGTATTTTTCTGGTGGAGACCAATGAGGAACCGCAATAATTTTGTTATCGACCTGTCCCCCATCAACAAAACCTAATACCCCCAAGACCCTGCAACTCACCATGCTTCCCCTGTCAATAGGGTCATGATTAAAGATCAACACATCTAAAGGATCATTATCTAAAGCTAAACTTTGCGGAACAAAACCATAATTAATCGGGTATTGTAAAGAAGAAACAAGGCATCTATCTAATTTAAATATATTTAAATTCTCGTCGTATTCGTATTTTGTATTGGTTCCCTTAGGAATTTCGACAATACAATTGATGTGCTTGTAATCATCTTCTGTAATCGGAATATCATTTACTAAATTCATCTTTTCTTGCCCTGCCCTCGATATTTTTTCTTATAGAGTTTACTCTGTTTATGATTAGAAGTTTTACTTCTAGCGTGGACTCCCTTATTTTTAACCTTTTTCTTAAGGGAATACTTAGATTGGAGTGATGTTTTTTTGGCCATGACTAAATAAGAACATAAGTTGGTGCGATCTCAGCAATTTCCTCGCAAACACTTTCAATTTCTCGTCGCTGCATTTTATCTGTTAACTGTTTGAGTTTAGTTACTTCCCAACAAAATCTTTGATACTCGCTACTTTGAGTAATCTTTTCTTTTGTTTCGGAATCATAGATAAAACCATCTAAGACTTCGTATCTTGTGGGGTCAACCCATCTTTCGATAGGGTCAAACACAGAGTTTCCCACAACGTAATTAAAGATATCGTTGCTGTTGACTTGGATATTAACTTTTTCCATTCCCCTTATTATAACGGGAAGACTAAGTTAATCTACAGAATTCTTATCCTACTGCGAATTTTTGAAACGTGCCTCTTCTTTTCTAAAACCGAACCTCCTTCACGACTTCCTGCCCCATTTGTATTGCCTTCTATAGTAACAACATAGCCACTTGAGTCTACGTCTTTAACTGCTAAACCAATATGAGAAAAGGTAAACACAACAATATCACCAGCTTTAATGTCTTCGTTTGTAGGTTTACGCAATTCAATTCCTCTATTTGATTCTTGCTTGGCCCAGTTTTCAAAGTCCCAAGCTCCAGCGGTTCTAGGTCTTTTAAAGTTTACATCCTCTTGCTCGATAGCTTCCCTTACTAACCAACAAATAAAAGCGGCACACCATGGCCAACCTTTATCAGCATCTAGCCATGTAGCTGCTTTGTATTCATCAACTCTTGGTCCACAATTACTACCGTCTACTTCGGATACTCCTATTTCCTCTCTAGCTAAAGAAACCATTTTTTGTGGTATACTCCCATTGATTGCGGGAGTGTCCTTAGTTGAGAGTTTAGCTAAGATAGCATTCCAAGTAACAGGTCCGTCAGCACCGTCAGCAGATACCCCAAGGAGTTTCTGCACCGCTCTTACTACTTCTTTTTTTCCCTTAAAATTCATTATGCACACTTTCTACTAAAACCAGCGCAGATAGACATCACAATACATAAGACGATAGTTAAGATCATGAAGTCTCTATAAAATAATATTTTTGCATTTAAAATCTCCGCTTGGGCTTCATTGTAATACATCTTCGTATCCATGATGTTATTAATCGCGTCAATTGTAGGGTCAGTCATGTCATACATGCGAGGAATAGAGGCTTTTATCATCTCTATATCTCCTTTATTTGCCCAGTCTATTAACTCATCAACATAAAGATTTATTTTCTTTTCTTGTGCGAATACAAAGTCAGCATATTCTATTTCGTCTGGAGTAATATCTTTCTTATATCCCTCTAGATATTCATCCTTGTAGCCTCTCTCCTCTTCTAAAATGTCCACCATTTCAGCAGGAGTTATAGAACCATGAGAAGTTTTAACAACAGAATTAACTATAATAACTCCATACCAATCAAAACACATCCCTATTTCCATGATAGATGACTCTGATTGCCTAGCATTTTCCTCTAGAGTAGATTCAATATCCTCTGTAAGAATCAATCCTTTCCACGCAAACGCTAAACAGATAGCTGCTAAACAATAAACAATAAACTTAGGTCTCATTTTTTAATAAATTTTTCTGGGTTCTTAGCGAATTTTTCTCCTAATCGCACGATACCGCTAATTACTTCTGGACTAATTACACCAATGATACCATAAGTGATCGCTTTTGTAAGTGAGGATACGTCTGTTTGCTCCAACACAAACCATGCAATACCAGCCGCAATTGCGGCGGTGATTACTCTTTTGAACTGTTGTTTTAAAGACAACCCACTGTTTCCCGATAACAATCTAGCAAACATGGCGGCGGCACCCACAAGCGGCACCAACCATCCTCCGTTTAAAAACTCTTTTAAAATAGACTTTTCAGGCTCCATGTTTATTTATTTACACTGGATACAAAAAAAGCCCCCCTTACGGGAGGCTTTTCTTTTATTTTTTTAAAAACCTTAAATTATTAGAAGCTGTAAGACAATCCTGCTCCAACAACCCACTCTTCATCTACCTCGAAAGAGGAGCCCTCAAAGTCGTTATCGTTATAAGAAATCTTACCGATGATTGAAATATCTTCTGTTAGCACGTAATCTGCTTTCACACCAAGCTCAAGAGCTTCGTATTCTTCTGCAAGGTTCACTGTAACAAAAGGG